AATTCGCATCAGAACTATTTGTCCAAGAAGTTCCTCCGTTAGCTACATAAGGACCAGCGGTAAAGGTTATGCTGTTTCCAGCTGTTCCAGAAGGAGCAGTTAAAACTTGAACTTGACCATTGTAGAAACTTATTTTTCCTGCGTAATAACTTTGTGTATAATAATTGCCTGTTTGAATGTTGTAATTCAAACCAACTGAAAAATCAGCTGGTTCAAGTATTATATTTTGACCGCCACCTGATGATGAAGCGGCAATTAAAGCATTATCATTACTTCTAAAAATGGAAGGATTAAATCCAATACCAACAGAACCATTACCAGCACAAATCAATCTAGGATTACCAGCACCATCAGATAACACAATGTAGTTACTTGCTGTACGGATGTCTAGACCGCCTTGGTTTCCTGAAAATGCGCCCAAGATGGTGTTGTAAGACCCTGTTGTTACATAATATCCGCAGGGGGCATTTGCGCCACCAGCAGCACCTACAAATGTATTGCCTTGTCCTGATGTTAAAGAATAACCTGCGCCATTACCTACAATAGTGTTGTTAGAGCTATTTGCTGTATAAGCAGCCTGAATACCCAAAAAAGTATTTCCACCACCAGTAGTATTACTATACCCAGCTTGATAACCTACTGCTGTGTTGTTAGATGCGGTGGTGTTTGAGTAAAGTGAACGATTTCCAAAAGCAGTATTGTATGAACCAGTAGTGTTTGAGGTTAATGTTAAAAAACCAAAAGCATTATTTTCAGTACCAGTTGTATTTTGTGCTAATGCAGATGAACCAAAAGCATTGTTTTGAGCACCAGTTGTATTTGCATATAGTGTTGAGTTTGAAAATCCAGCAACAGGCGAACCAATACCAATGTTATTTGCGCCAGTAGTATTTGAATATAAAACTTGATAACCTACTGCGGTGTTATTAGATGCGGTGGTGTTTGAAACTAATGCTTGTTGACCAATAGCTGTATTGTAAGAGCCTGTGGTGTTGTAATACATTGCAGACAAACCAAAAGCAGAATTACTGAGACCAGTTGTATTGTTATATAAAGCATTGTATGCAACTGCCGTATTTGCTGAACCAGTTGTGTTGCTATATAAAGCGGTATTTCCTATTGCGGTTAATTGAATACCAGTAGTATTACTATAACCAGCTTGATAACCTACTGCTGTGTTGTTAGAGGCGGTGGTGTTGGAAACAAGTGCTTGATAGCCTATTGCGGTGTTGTTGCTACCGCTTGTATTTGTATTAAGCGTACCGTTTCCAACTGCAACATTGTAAATTCCTGTATTGCTTGATGCTGATAAAGAAGTAACACCAATTGCAGTATTATTGCTGCCGGTAATGTTTTGCCCAGCTTGCAATCCAACAACAGTGTTGTATACACCCGTTACGTTGGCATTTAAAGCTGCATAACCAATTCCAGTATTACCACTTCCTGTAGTTGTAGAATAAAGTGCAGAAGCACCAATTGCTATATTAGTTGTTCCTGTAGTATTACTATACCCAGCTTGATAACCTACAGCAGTGTTATTAGATGCTGTGGTGTTAAAATAAAGAGCTTGAACACCAATTGCGGTATTGTTTGCCCCTGAACTAATGGAATATAAAGAACTTCCACCAATAGCAGTATTAAAATATCCGTTAGCACCAACAGCACCAAACATAGACTGATAACCAAGCGCAGTATTTTGTGGAGTGCCTGTATTTACTATGTTGTATGCAGACTGATAGCCTATTGCAGTAGAGTAAGAGCCAGCAGTATTACTATACCCTGCTTGATAACCTACTGCGGTGTTGTTTGAAGCGGTGGTGTTTGATATAAGAGCTTGATAACCTACTGCTGCATTATTGCTTCCTGTAGTGTTGCTAGTTAATGCGTTTTGACCAAAAGCAGAGTTAGAACCACCTGTTGTGTTGTAATACAAAGAACCATTTCCAAAAGCGGAATTTGATGTGCCTGTAGTATTTGATTGCAATGCGCCATTACCAAAAGCATGACCGCTTCCAGTTGTGTTGTTATACATTGCTAGATAACCAAAAGCTGTTATTGAACCAGTAGTATTACTATACCCAGCTTGATAACCTACTGCTGTGTTATTAGAAGCTGTGGTGTTAAAATAAAGAGCTTGTCTGCCAACTGCCACATTTGAAGAACCTGTTGTATTGGCATTTAAAGTTTGAATACCAAATCCAGCATTGTTACCGCCAGTTGTATTTGATGCTAAAGAAGTGTAACCAAAGGCATCATTAGCTACACCGCTGGTATTTGCAGCTAACGCATTTTTACCAACGGCAGTTAAATAACCACCAGAATTAGTTGCTGCTACAGCACCATTACCTAAAACAGTTGTATTAGTTTCACTACCACCACCCTTACCAACAGTAAGACCTGATATAGAAGCGTCATTAGCTAAAGTTAAGCTAGTGCCGTTAAATGTCATGTTGGCAGAACCAGCCAATGAGCCAGAACTGTTATATTGAACTTGAGTGTTTGAACCACCAGCAATACCTGCTCCACCTGCACCTGCTAAAACAGCAATGGCAGAGCCTGTGTTGTAGAAAAGTTTTCCGTCTGTGGAGTTAATTGCAAGTTCGCCAACAGCTAGATTCGATGTTGTAGGAACATTCGATGCTGTTGTACTGTGAAACAGAATAATGGGTGTGTAGCCTGTTTGCGCCATAATTTAATTCCTTTTTACAATTATATATTACCTAGTAGCTTGGATACCACTTTAATGTACCAGTATCATATGTCATTATTAGCGCTTTTCCAACAACTGCAGTAGAGCCAAGAGCAATATTTCCGCTTGTGTTTGTTGACCAAAGACCTGTTGGAATAAGAGTAATCATATTTCCTACTGATGACAGAAGATTTGGAGGTGTAATTGTTGAAATCGCTGTAGTTCCTGATACAAAAGTAATGATAGCTGTGGGAGCGATTGTGGATGCAGAAGCCAAAGTAGGCGCTGCAGTGCTTACAATGTTTCCGTTAAGAGCGCCTGTAGTTGTTTGAACAGTCTGACCATTCTGAACGATAGGAACAAGCTCAGTTCCTGTAATTGAGGTCTGAGGTGTAGGAAGTTGGGATATTCTGATGTTTGCCATTATGCAGTTCCTGTTGCAATTAAAATGCCCTCTACACCAATACCTACTTGTGATGTTCCAGAAGATGGCCCTCCAGTAGCTTGCCACTGAATATCAGTTTTTGCGGCATAAGCACGAGGGGCTACTCGAAGTGTTTGATAGCTATTGGTAAAAGGCGCTTGAAGAAGAATATTAATTAATCCAGCAGATGATTGTGTCCAAACTCTATATCCGCAAAAATTGTTAATTGTATTGCCATTTTGATTTGAATATGCATTAGAACGAGTCAAATAAAATGTATAGCCATTTGGGACTGTATAAATCATTGATTGGCTTTTGCCAAAGCCTGCTGTAATTTCAGCATATTGAATGGTTTTTCCTGCATTTCCCACATTAAGAGTACCTACTGCATTGACAGTACCGACTACTTGTATTCCATTGATTCTTAAATAACTATTGACAGTAGTAACACCTGTCGTTCCATTAGTAAGAGTCAATGTCTCAGAAAGCAAGTTGTAGCTTGCGTCAAGCCCATTAATTAATACTTGCACTGCAGTATCCGACGCAGAAGAACTCCATAACAACATAGTCGTAGCAGATGCAGGATAAGTATAAGCAGTAGTATTTTCCCAAACAGGATAATAAGTTACAGCACTAGAGTTTGGCAATGCACTTTGATAACCATAAATATTAACTACTGAACAACCAGTAACAAGACCACGAGATACTTGTAAGTAAGACGGTAGGGCGAGCGGCGACTCATTATCAGTAATCGCTGTAATCGGAGTGCTTGATCCTGATCCTAAGGGAGGAAAGTAATTAATCGTCATGTTGCCTGTAATCCACCAATAGTAATTGTAATTGCAGTGGTTGAACCCTTAATTTGTATGGTGTCACCAGGGAACAAAGGCTGAGTGCTAGTCCATTGTACAGTCTGATTAGCAGTTAAAGGGCATTGATAAAAGATAGCATTTGATGTGCCTGCTGTTCCTGCTGCAGGTACTAAATAAACATCAAATGTGGCTGTAGAGCCTGTTGTATTACATGCAGTAATATCGGTTATATAGGTTCTAACAGTCGTAGGAACTGTATACAGCGTGGCTACAGACGTGGCAGTCACTCCTTGACCTAACTTAACAGGAACATTAACTTGATATATAGGTAGATAAGGGGCTGTCATGGGCTTAAATTATCTAAATTACCGTCAATCTTATCTAATGATGTTTCAGGGGCAATTCCCCATTCACCTGCAGTTGCAGGAGTGGCAGGATCTTGATTTGTGCTATTGACAATATTAGGATCAGTAGTTAAGGCATCTTGATCTTCGCCAACAGGAGCATCAGGTCTAGGAAAGCGAATTGAAATCTTTTCAGGCTGTCTAGCAGGAAGTCTATAAGGATCTCGTTCATCATTACACCCATAATTGCATACTCTTAAACCAGGAATATTACGATCATTACTAATGTCATCATACGCACGTTTCATTTTGCAACGATCACAAATAGCAATACTAAGTACTGTGTTTCCTATAGTATCTAGCCACTTACTCATTTTGTATATGGACTTATATTAGGCGCAAAATAAATTGGAGACTTATCGCGTTCTTCTTGCTCAGCCATCATCCAATATTTTTCAGCTTGTTGTTCACAATACACAATTCTTTGAGGCTCTACATTAGGCAATTCCATAGCCATTTGATGAGCTAACATGTTCTGAACAGCTAAGTACCATCTTTGAGGTATCTCAATTGATCCGGATAAAGAGCCTACATCTTGGATATATCTATGCGCCCAGACAACGATCTGTGGTGAATAGATTTGAGGTGCAGGCCATAAGTACATAGCAGGTTGAGGAATATTCCTGTCAAACCAGTATTGCAAAGGGTAGTTATTAGGATAATTTTTGTTCGGCAAGTTGGTGTAATCATCTCTGTTCATTCTAGCCATCGGTATTTCAGTGGCGTTTGAACCAAAAACCACCTGATAAACACCCATGTTAATGCCGCCAGTTTGCAAAATTCTCCAATAAGGAACGTTTGCAGAAGGATCGAGGTCATAATACAGCCATGTCCCTGCGACCCAAGTCGTGGCACCAGGGCTATACGCAGTTGTCCAGTTGGTGCCATCATTTGAGTATTGAATCTGTATTGTCACAGACCCACTGACAGCAGGTAATATGCCTACGGTTCCAATATAAACATTCTGTCCAGAACCGTTGTTAATACCAATAGAACTAGAGTTATTAGTACATTGACAAATATTAGTATATTGACCATCAAATGCATAAGAACCATTCCCTGTAGTAGCATACCCACCTGTAGTATTTTGAGTAACTGTTCTATAGTTGGCATTCAAAACATCTACTACGCCTGTATTCAGATAGTACTGATAATGATCAGGAATCAATCCGAGCACATATTTTTGGATACACCAATACTGTATACCTCGATTGGCTAGATTTGATAGCAGATAATATAGACTCTGAGTAGCAGCATTAACTTGCTCAGATGTCAAGTCTTCTGCTAATTTACCAGCCCTTCGTGCACCACTGTCAATGAGTTGTTGAACAGTGATAACGGTTTGGCTTACTGTTCCTGAAGTACTCATTACCAACCCTTAATGTTGTGCTTCTTAATCTTACCACCGCTTTTACAATGCCAGCTTTTTAATGATGCAGCCTTACGAGTAGGCTTTCCATTCTCATCTTTCATAGGTCCTTTCATACCTGACATTCTGGCACAAAATGAATCATGTCTAGGGCCTTTTGATTGAGGCGGCTTTAAATGACTTCCTGTTTCACGATTAACTTTTGCTCGACCTTTTGCAGTTAATCCAGCACCTTGATCAGTAGGCTTCTTTTCACCTCGCTTAATAGATAGCTTAACATCACCACCATGAGCCATCTTTTTAGACTGTGAATGCTTTAAATCATAATCCGTGGGCGCACCTTTACTTCCAGGCTTTCTCATATGCTCACCTGAACCGTGCTTAATACGTTCTTGCTTAGCATGAATATTTGCCCATAATCCAGATTTTGCACTCCCACCGTCTTTCTTGCCTGCAGATCGTTTTACTGAATATGCAATGGCAACCGCTTGCTTCTGCGGTTTGCCTGCATTCATTTCAATTTCAACATTCTTACTGAATGCTTTTTTTGA